GAGCTTGCCATCTGTGATGTAGAACCAGCCGAGCTACCTATGGCAATAGTATTAGTGGATTGAATGTTATATCCAGCTAATGTTCCTAATGCGACTGAATTAGACCCTTGATTAACGGCTCCAGCCTGTGTACCAATAGCGACTGCTGCGGTTGACTGACTGGATATACCAGCCTGAAGACCTATGGCAATTGAGCTTGCCATCTGTGATGTAGACCCAGCAGAGCTACCAATAGCGATCGCATTTGTAGATTGAATATTATAACCGGCTAATGTTCCTAATGCGACTGAATTAGATCCTTGATTGACGGCTCCAGCCTGTGTTCCAATTGCGATTGCTGCAGTTGACTGATTTACGGCGGCAGCTTGAAGACCTATGGCGATTGAGCTTGCCATCTGTGATGTAGAACCAGCGGAACTACCTATGGCAACAGTATTGGTTGATTGACTGTTATTACCAGCGAGTACACCGATAGCTATTGCGGCAATATTCTGAATATTATAACCAGCTTGTGTTCCAATAGCTATTGAACTAACTCCCTGGCTAATCCGCCCTGCCTGTACTCCTATAGCTATAGCGCTAGCAGATTGAGTACTTTGCCCAGCTTGAAGACCAATGGCGATTGTGCTTACGCCCTGACTACTTTGCCCAGCTTGAAATCCGATAGCTAGAGCATATGTTGATTGTATGCTACTTCCAGCTTGATAACCAATTGCGATTGTACTACTTCCCTGATTCATAAATCCAGCTTGAAATCCCAGAGCTATTGTGTAAGATTCTTGACTAGTGGACCCTGCTTGAGTACCTATTGCGATAGAATTAGCCGCTTGATTCCAATAAGCAGAACCATATCCTATAGCTACAGAATTTACACCTTGAAAATTGGCACCAGCCCAAGATCCTATATGGACGGTTGTTCCTTCTTCAGTCTGCCAATTTTCCGCAAATGAATTCCAATATATATATTGTGAAAATTGAGTACCAGGTTCTACATCAACATAACCACTTCCACCACCTGCAGTTGTATAGCCCACTTCTCCTGTTACTGTATCATAGCTTAATATAGTTTTTCCATCAGTGCCAGAACGACCTCTAATTGGCTTTATATATAAGCTATTAGATACTGTTGTATCTAATGCCGAGCCACTCGCATTTAATACAATAGTATTAAAATGCTGAAGAGTTTGTCCAGCGCGAGCTCCTATTGCTATAGAATATTGACCTTGACCGTTGTTTCCTGCTAAAGCTCCTATAGCTACAGCATTAGTAGATTGATTTACGGCGCCAGCCTGAGCCCCTATGGCAATTGTACTGGCCTGTTGAAATGAAAACCCAGCTTGTAATCCGATAGCTATCGCATTAGTAGATTGATTACCAAAACCTGCCCGTGATCCTATAGCGATACTACTGACTTTCTGTGTGGACCATCCAGCTTGATATCCTATAGCTATTGACCCAGATCCTTGGATAGTGCTACCAGCTTGAAATCCCACAGCGATGGCATTTGTAGCTTGATTAGTAGATCCAGCCGCATATCCTATCGCAATGGCATTTGTACCCTGATTATTTTGTCCAGCATAAGAACCTAAATGTATTTTTGTGCCTGTTTCTGTTAGCCATTGATTAGCATTAACATCCCAATATATATATTGCGAATAGGCATCTCCATTTGTTAAGATTGTACCACCACTGGCGTCACTACTAATTGTATAACCTACTTCATGTGTGATTGAATTATAAGTTAATTGGTACGCAGTATTAACATTTCTAATAGGAGCTACATATAATGCATTATCAAATGCTGTATTTAAGGCCGAGCCACTCGCATTTAATACAATTGTATTAGTAGATTGGTTAAGTTCTCCTGCTCGAGCCCCTATGGCAATAGCATTTTTAGCTTGAAAAGTACTACCCGCTTGAAATCCTATGGCAATTGCCTGTGTAGATTGGTTATTATATCCAGCTTTAGATCCTATGGCAATTGAACTTACTCCCTGATTATTTTGTCCAGCTTGAGATCCTATGGCAATAGCGTTTGTAGATTGAGTACTTTGCCCTGCCTGGATTCCAATTGCGATGGTACTTTGTCCCTGGGCAATTTGTCCAGCTTGAGGTCCTATAGCTATAGCGTTTTTGGATTGACTGCTTTGTCCAGTTTGATATCCTAGAGCTACTGCACCATAATCTTGATTATTTTGACCCGCCTGAGGCCCTAACGCTATAGCTACAGAATTTTGGAGTGTACTTCCAGCTTGATAGCCAAGAGATGTTGCATTAATAGCTATAGCAAATAATGTACTAACATTAATAATATTAGCATTTATAATATTAGTTGAAATTAGATTAGTACTAAATGTACTCGCATTAAGTGTGCTAGCATTAAGTGTGCTTACAGTAATAGTGCTAGCATTAAGTGTGCTCGCATTAAGTGTGCTAGCATTAAGTGTGTTTACATTAATCACAATCGCGTTAAATGTACTAGTATTTAATGTACTAGTATTAAGTGTATTAGTATTAGTTGTACTGGCATTTATCGTACTCACACAAAGTGTGTTCGCCATAAGTGTACTTGCCATAAGTGTACTCGCCATAAGTGTATAAGCATTAAGTGTACTAACATTTATTGTACTGGCATTAAGTGTGCTCGCATTAAGTGTACTAACAAATAATGTACTCGCATTAAGCATACTTACAATAATAGTGCTGGCACCAAGTGTACTCACATTAAGTGTGTTCGCATTAAGTGTACTAACATTAATAGTACTTGCGCCGAGTGTACTTGCGCCGAGTGTGCTTGCCATAAGTGTGCTTGCCATAAGTGTATCAGCATTAAGTGTACTAACATTTATTGTACTAGCATTAAGGGTACTAGCAATAAGAGTACTTATATATACTGTACTGCCATACATTGTATTGACAGTAAGTGAACTTACAATTAAAATAGTAGGATTAAATGTACTAGCAATAAATGTACTAGTTGTAATAATATTTGTAATAATTGTACTAGCATCAATTGTACTAGTCTGTAGGGTACTGGTAGTAAGTGTAGAATTAACAGTTAAATAGTTTGTAATTATAGATGAACCAATAAAACTAGATGTATTTAAAGTACTAACATTAATTGTACTGGCATTAAGTGTACTTACATTAATTGTACTAGTATTAATTGTACTAACATTAATAGTACTAGCATTTAATGTACTAGTATTAATAGTACTGGCAAGAATAGTACTAGCTACAAGTGTATTAATAGTATTAAGTGTACTGACTGTAAGTGTACTAACATTTATTGTACTAGCATTAAGTGTACTGAGATTAAGTATGCCTGTATTTATTGTACTAGCCTCAAGTGTACTAACATTAATTCTAATAGCATTAAGTGTACTAACATTAATTGTGCTAGCGGTAAGAGTAGAATTGACTGTTAAATAATTTGCTAATATTGATGAAGCATATATCGAAGAGGCATTTAAAGTTACTACATTAATACTTGATGCGCTAATACTGGATATATATACATTATCAGATACATTAAGCAAACCATTGCTAGAAGTTAATAATATACGATTAGATGAAACAGGGATATCGTAATTACCTAGAATAAATGTATTGTTAATTGAACTATTAAGATAGGTCCTAATAATTAAAGGGCCGCTTGATATTGGAGTAATACCGTTAGAACTCATCTAGAAACGACTGAGATAGAATTTTTATCAAAAAACGCTTATTATATGAATATAATAGTGTGCCGCAAAATAGATTATTAAATATCCGGACGATTCAACAGAATGCCAGCAGGCGGAGGTTTATTACAACTTGTCGCAACAGGTAAACAAGATTTATTTTTAACGGGTAATCCCCAAATAAGCTTCTTTAAGATGTTATATCGGCGTCATACTAACTTTGCTACAGAATCTCAGCCTATGTATTTTGATGGAACTCCAAATTTTGGCCAACGAGTCACATGTTTAATCCCGCGCCGAGGCGATTTATTAGGGCGAATATATTTGGATATAACATTGCCACAAATTTATGATACGTCTAAAAATCCACTATCATATACAAATTCAATTGGTCACGCATTAATTTCGGAAATTACATTTGAAGTTGGCGAACAAGAGATTGATCGCCAAACTGGAGAGTGGATGGAAATCTGGACGCAAATGACTACACCAGCTGGACAACGCGACGCATTAAGTCAAATGATTGGCCGTCTAGACCAATATACACCTACAAGTTCCGTTTTAATGCCAGGACAAGACGGTCTACGACTTCTTATCCCCCTACAATTCTATTTTTGTAATAATCCAGGCCTATATTTGCCCTTAATAGCCCTACAATACAGCCCTATCCGTATTAATATAACACTAACCCCTCTAAATCAATTATTCTGGACACAGCCTCCACTACCTCCCGCTACTCAGGAAAATTGGAAACCAGTTTGTTTCACAAGTGTTGACTGTACAACGCAAATTGTTAATATGATGCTATGGGGTGAATACGTTTATTTAGATGTTGAGGAACGTCGTATGTTTGTATCGACATCACATGAATATCTTATAGAGCAAGTACAATATACGCCCCCATATTCCATAACGGCACAGCAAACAACGGCTACAATTTCGGTTGAATTCAATCATCCATTAAAAGAATTCTTTTTTGTATGTCAGCGTGATGATATGATAAATCGCAATGAATTGTTTAATTATAGTAGTTTAGCAATTAATGAACAAGCCCCCGCAGATGTGATAAAATATTTAAATCCATTTAATAATCCTGGTTCAAGAACGGATTTGATTGTATCTGCTAAGTTACAATTGGACGGATATGACAGATTTCCAGATAGAGGTCCAATGTATTTTAGATTACAGCAGCCATATGATCATCATTGTTATACTCCGGTCTGGAACTATATATACAATTACTCTTTCGCATTGAAACCAGAAGAAGCACAGCCCACAGGAACAATGAATGCTAGTCGTATTGATAGTATTGTATGGCAAATTCAAATGAATCCGATTTTAAGTAATCCCACATTACCTGCTTGGCAACAAAGAGGTCCATGCCATATAGTTGTTTACGGGCATAATTACAATATATTCCGTGTAATTAACGGTTTTGGCGGATTACTATTTACAATTTAACGGGGTTTTCTATAATTATAACAAATATGAGTCAAATATTATTACTAAAAAGTCACAATAGACAGTAATGGGCGCAAGTGTATCTCAGATTCCATATTGGCTAGATACTAAGAGTAGTAAATCTGACAAGGCTGTAACTGATGGCGGCAATAAAGCAATTTACCTGTCATATGACGTATTCTTAGGTTTATCAGTACTTGGTGGGTTTTTTGGTCTAGACCATTTATATTTACGTTCCCCTTTAACATTTATTGCTAAACTTATTGTAAACATTTTTACATTTGGTACATGGTGGTTATATGACGCAACACAGGCAATATTCAATAGAGATGTTGTAAGAATTTTTGGTCTAGGTGTTCCAGGATTAGGGCCAAAAGGAATTGCGGCAGGCGTATTGGCAAATGATATACCTGATAAAAAACACATGGCCTTTTTTATATATGCTCTGGCACTATTTATGGGCGGTATTTTTGGATTAGATTCATTTATAACGGGAGATAAACTAATGGGATTTATTCGTGTAATATGTTTAATAACATTTATTTTCATACCTGTGGCGATATTCTGGTGGTTATATAAAATCGCAATGTTTTTATTTAAGACAAATGATGTAATTAAACAAAATTCTGAATATTTTGGCGCCCCATATACGGGTTTTAGTTTTAATAGTATGTTTTCATTTATAGATATTCTTTTAGCTCCATTATTTGCCTTTAGGGATACAATACTTGGTACTGCTACTAGTGCGGTATGTACTGCTAAAAAAGTGGCTGATACCGCTGTCACTACAGTTAAAACAGTAGCAACTGAAACGGCCGCAGTGGGGACAGCTATGGGAAAATTATCGACGGCAGCAGAATCATTTCAGTTTAATCCGCCGATCGCTCAACAGGCTTTAGGACAAATACAGGCAATGCCAGCAGCAATGCCATTACCAATGCCAGCATCATCTGGACAAATGATACAAAAGGCAATACCACTATCAGGAGGTGGTATAATAAATGACAGCAGTGTATTGCCATATATGGTAATAGGAACATTTGGATTAATCGCCGTGTCTGGATTAATTTTAACTTACCGTCGTCTTAGACAGAATGGAAAACGGAGACAACGCAATGATGCCCCTCCCGAGCCAGGAGTTCTTCGAGAGTCTGATAAAAAAGAATCCGTCAACGCCACATGATCCTATAATTATAATATCCTTTTCGGCTACTTGGTGTGGACCTTGTAAACGACTAGATAAAAACTTTCTAGTTGGACTAAGTGACAAAATAAAATGGTATAAATGTGATCTAGATGAAAATGATTATACACCAGGGTATTGTGGTGTAAAATCAATTCCAGCATTTTTAGCAATTGTAAATGGCGTTCCTCAACCACTACTTGTATCATCTGATACAATGAAAGTAGCACAATGGATAAAAGGTGGATTTAGACAGCTGGTCATTTGAAGGCAGATATGCCTAAAGCTGGTCAAAATAGGTTATGAGTTAGACCTATAATGTTCATCGGTCTAAACGTAATGTACGACGTTGAATATTATCACATATATCTAAATAATCTTTACTATACCATATATATGATAAATACAATACGAGTGGATATACATTACCATGTATTAAATTATTTACAACATATTTAATCAATAAAGGTGTAGAGATAGTTTGAAACACTTGTCGCATATACGGATATTTAACATATTGTTTCTCACAATTAAGACCTTTCCCTACTAGTATGTAATATATTAGCATCCATATTGATGGACGTAAAACATGATAGTATTTTATATTACGTTTATTACGTAATATAACATACCCCCATCCTAACATTGGTAAATAATGTGCAATAATATCTAATAATACAAAGGTATGTACTTTTTTAATTTTATTCTTTTCCATGAGTCGTAATTTCGCATTATCAGTCGCTCCAAATTGAAACGCATTCCATGTAGTAATAGAATTAACAAACATACATTCTGGTGATATATTAAGTATTGGTTGTAACATGGATAATATTAAATTCCATGTAGTATATTGTTGAGTATGTTTATTAGAGGCCATTGCCAATATACATATAATATCAAGATATATATGTATCATTAAATATATAATATATAATATTAGCACAATAGGTTTTATGATCTGGATATTGAGAGTATTTATGCGATGTTGTATATGATCTAATGTATCTGATGATACAATAAAAGGTGTCTTCAAATTTTAGATTTCGCTAAATGTTGTATTATATCGTGTCACATATAAAATAGTTGGACGTTTAGATTGTAGTCTAGTAAGGCGTTTGGATAGTGGTGGTAGTGGTGGTGGTGGTGGTGGTAGTGGTGGTGGTGGTGGTGGTGGTGGTGGATTATATGGTATTACAGGCTGACGTTTAGTATAATTTAATAAAATAATAGATGTTATTTTTATTGATTGGCATTGACCCATTACTAATATATTATAATTTAAATAAAATAACACAACAATTTTTTATGCTCTGGGTATTGAATGCATTTATGTGGTGACATAATTGTTCTTAAATATGAGCATGGTGTACACTTATGTGTATTTTTCTTTAATTCAGAAATAAAGAAATCAACAAAATGACCAGTTGTTCGTTGACGTTCAGGATGCCACTGAACTCCGTAAATTGGATAATGTTTAGCTTCAATCGCCGCCACATATTCCTTACCGTTATTCGCTACACTTGTAGCAATTATATTATAAAAACGTCTTAAATGATCATTGGCTGTAAAATCATTTGGTGAAATACCAAAATCATGATTATTATTACACGACTTATTGTTTTCTAAGTAGTGTAAATATCGCGAAGGGAATGATTTAAACATACGCGATTCGTGATCTGTAATGCGTAGCGGATACAATCCATGGGCATTATATTGATTTAGCTTGTTAAAGTTTCCAATTAAAAACAGTAATAATTCAAATCCAAAACATGTACCCCAAATAGGGAAGTACTCATTTTGCTGTAAGGATAACTCGATAAACTGCGTAACAGTGGCTATAAAGGTTTTATTTTTCATAATGAAGGTTGTTTCGCCCCCAGGAATTAGTAAGCCATTTATCATGTTAAAATACATTTGGTAGTCAGTAGTATCATATGGTATAGGAATAACATGGACTCCGCGTTCTTCAAACCAGTCCACATACGCTTTCATAATGTGAGATGTGCCATACTTTGATTTCTTTAAATGGGGTATTGTTATAATACCGACACAGAGTGACTTGATAATTTTACGTGTTTTGTGCCGTACAGTACTCATTATTATTATATGGATAAATTTAGTTGGAAAACAATAATCTACCACGACCTTCGCGGACATCATATACATTCCAACCTTCTGTAAATACGCGGAATTCCGCCCGTCTTTGTCCCAATAGGTTATTTTTCCTTATATTTGCCAGTTCTATATATAAGGTCGGTCTATCCGCGGTTGTAAAATTAATAGTACCTTCTGGTTGCCTCGGTGCAGGATAAATAACACCATAATTCGCACCAGTAGTCCATTTCATTTCTCCGATTTGTAGACCGCTTGCTTTTTCATCTTTCACTAACTGGCATATATGTTGCCATAGGAGAGGTTCGTGAAGATTTTCACGATCCCTTCCAGCGATAACGAGTTTCATATTATAGTATCCTGCGCCTCTCGGCAAAGTATAGGGTTGCGTCGCCGTCGGTGGATTAGTATCAAAGTAATCATTGTTGAAGTCATCTAGCCGATTTTTATCGAGATTGTCCTGCGTTCTAAAAAACCAGGATATTTTCTCAGTTGGATGTCGTCCATCTAGGCGACGTGTTACTGCCGCAGTGCCGCCCTTATCCAGTGGAATATAGTCTAGTTCGCCGAATGTAAAATTATTTTCAAATTGCCGTCTAAAAGGAATCTGAATAACGGTGCTACGTAGCTCTTCTTGTAAGCGAGGTGGAAGATACTGCTGAATAGTTGATAATAGAATAGTAGGCTGTCCAATTTTAGAAAGTGGAAGTGGTACAAAAGTCTTTAAATCCCCTTCGGTAGTTTCGTATTTAAATTCTGCAGTATTCCAGGGATAGAATGTTGGGTTAATCTTATTAAGTGTAATATCACTACAAACGATAAGGTCTTCTATATTGCGAAGTGTTGCCTTGATGCGAAATTTCTGCCACGCCATGGCCACGAGGGGAAATCCGCTGTCACCAGGGCATTGTAAACCAGGTAGCGGCAGTTTAACTCTCAGATGTCCAGGAGTTGCCCTAAGCTGAATGCCGCGCTCAACTGAATTGGGATTATTAAGGCCGCCGAGGGTTTGTTGTAGAAAGCTACTTGTATAAGAGCCCTCTGATACCTGTTTGGCTAATAGACCATCGCCGCTCCATTCCTGAATTAGAAACTGATCCTGATAGAATTGTATTTTCTCAAAGAGGAAATATCCAATATAATTGACATAACCATACGAATGATCACCATTCACGCTAGTAATTGGATACATACCATTAACAATTGAAGGGGGATATAGAGGTGATATATTTGTCACAGGAAGTAGTGGTAACGGTGGAAGCCATGTAGGTAAATCAATTTCAAATGCGCATTCGGTCATAATATCCCCATAGGGGTCTATTTCAACTTCAAATGAATTACCCCAGGTTACTGCATTAAGTGGTACAAAGGTTTTACGTTCGGCCAAGTGATGTGCGGATGAATTATAACTGGCATCATAGGGAAATGTACTGTCTTTAGAGTCTTTTAGAAAGTATGTATCTT